GGTGTAGTAGTCAACCGGGTGTCGCTCGAAAACGAATCGGACGGCTTGGTGACTCTCGACGGAGGCGAGACCCCTCCGGTCTACCAAATCAGCCAGTCATACGACGTTCTTTGGCAGGAGGCATAGGCTCTCATGGCATCGACTCCTCACGATTCCACCGGCACGACGTTCTCTTTCGCCGGGTCGAACTTCACCGTCACGAACATCGTCTACAATCGAACCGAGACGAATGATACGACCGACACCATCGATATCTCGCACCTCGGCCTGACGACCGGGGCAGCCGTTTTGCAACAGAGCCGCCCACTCAGGGGCTCCACCGGGACCGACACCGGACGCGAGGTGTCCATCGACTACATCGGCACGAACTCGATCGCTGGCGGCACGACCGGAACGCTCACAATCGCCGGTGGCCTGACGATCAGTTCGGCCGCAACGTGCTCGTCTTCGACGATCACGCTCGCCTTGAACGATGTCATCAAGGGGAGTGCGTCGTTCCGCCTCACTGCAACGTGATGAATGGCGACCTACAGTACCGGAATCTCAGTCACCTGGGATGGCGTCGCGTTCTCTGAGGTGACATCGCTATCGGTGTCAGGCGGCGGCGAGCGACAGGGCAGGTCTGTCAACTGGTCGCCGAATCAGGTTTCCATAGGCTTGTCTTGCCTCGGGACCGCCAATATCAACGTCAGCCAGATCGGCGAGTTGAAGACTCTCGAAGTATCCGGTGGCGGTATTTCTTTCAGCGGATATGCTATCTGCACCGATGTGGCCGCTCAGCCCCAGTTGAACGGCGTCACTCAGTTCTCGATGTCATTTCGGAGCATCAACTAAACATGGCACTCAGCAAGAAGATGATTCTCGACGCCGATGACCTCAATCTCTTGAAGGTGGCGGTTCCAGAGTGGGGAGGCGACGTCTTCGTCAGGGTCATGTCGGTCGGCGAACGAGACGCCTACGAAAACGACTGGATCGTCAACAAGAGCAAGGGCGTCGAGGACTTCAGAACGAAGTTCCTGGCACGTTGCCTCTGCGACGAGAGCGGCGAGCGGCTGTTCTCGGACGCCGAGATTCCGTCCCTCGCGAAGAAGTCCGCGAAGGTGATGTCTCGTCTCTGGCAGAAGGCGATGGAGCATAACGCCCTCACGGAGAAGGACGTCGAGGAACTGGCAAAAAACTGAACCTCCGGCCGACGCTCCTGTTCGCCATGCGTCTGGCCGGACATCTCGGGATGACGCTCGAAGAACTCTTCGAGCGGATGGGCTCGAGGGAGTTCTCCTACTGGCGTGCGTATCACCGCTTTTTTGAGCCTATCGGCGGTGATTGGCAGCAGACCGGGCTTCTCGCAAGTGCCGCTCTGGCTCCATACTGTCCTAGAGGCCGAACTCCGACCCCGAGAGACTTTGTTCCCGTTGAAAAGCCTCCAGATCATCAGATCCAAATAGACGCCGCTCTGGAGCAGATGCGGAAAGACATGGGGCAGTAAGCGATGGCGAACGCAATCGGCTTGGCGATGCAGATCACCGCCAACACGAGCGGTCTCGCAAGCAGTCTGTCCGAAGCCGACAAACTGATCGGAAAACTGGGTCAGGGGGCTGTTCAGGCCGCAAAAGCCTTCGACTCGTTCCGCGACTCGTCAGGCAATCTGCCACCGACGATGCAGACCATCGTTGATCAGGCCGGGTTTCTTGCAGATGCGTTTCGTGGCGGTGCGGCCTCCGCCGAAGAGTTCAAGGCTGGCATCAGCGGGATCGCAGCGAACGCGAGCGAGATTTCGGCCATATTTCAGGCTGGTGCAGCGACGACTGCGGCGTACACGACCGAAGAAGAGCGAGCGGCCAACAAACTCGCAGAGGTTGAGAAGCAGTACGCGGCTGGCGCGATCTCGGCTGAAATCCTTGCGCGAGCCAAGGCCGACCTGACCGGCGAGACGGCGAGGCTCGCAGCCGAAGAGGCTGCCGCTGCGGCGGCCACCGCTGCGGCGGCTTCCGCTGACGCTCGCGCCAAGGCAGACGCGGCGGCTACTACTGCTAAGTACGCCACGGAGGAAGAGAAGCGAGCCGCCGCGATCGAGCGAGTCTCTGCTCAGCGACAGTCCGGCTTGATAACCGAAGAGACCTACCTTCGGGCCATGGAGGAACTGTCTGGGGCGGCGGCAGAAGCGGCTGCTTCCGAGGAGGAAGCAGCGAAGGTCAGGTCGCGTGCCGCTGCGATCACTGCATCGGTAATCACGCCGCAGGAAAAGTACGCGAGCCAAGTAGATGAACTCGACGCTCTGCTCGCGAAGGGAGCCATCTCGCAGGAAACGTATAACCGAGCCCTCGAACGCGCGAAGTCTGACTTCGACAAGGCCGCCGCGTCCGCAGACAAGTTCGGCAAAGAGGCAGCGAGCGCTCCGGCTGGCCTCCAGTTCAACGAACTCTCCGGCATCCTTGGCATCCTTCCGGGGCAGTTCGGCGGAGTCGCCGCTCGCGTCTCAAGTTTCGCGAGTGCGGCCGAAGGTCTTGGAAAGGTCATCGGCCCCGGCGGCGGCGGCCTGACTGCGATCACTTCTGCTCTCGGGCCGCAGATCGCAGCACTCGCGAACCCTGTTGGGCTCGCAGTCGCAGGCTTTGCGGCGTTCGGTGCCGCCGCGAGCGCGGTTGTTTCTGGCCTGACTTCGCTTTCGGATCGCGTTGAGAAACTCGGCTTTCAGGCAGATAAACTCGGCACGAGTTTCGAGTTCATGCAAGTCCTTGAGACTGCCGCGAAGCGATCAGGCTCGTCAGTCGAGGCTGTCGGGGCGTCTTTCAACAAGATGCTCCGGGCCCTCGATTCAGCGAAGGAAGGTAGCGACAAATCTGCCGCAGCGTTTGAGCGGCTCGGAGTTTCTTCCGAGGAACTAAAGACGCTCACGCCAGAGCAGATCTTCAAGCGAGTCTCCACCGAACTGACCAAGATCGAAGACCCCGCGAAGCGGTCTGCCGCAGCGATGGCTATCTTCGGCCGCGCCGGGAACGAACTCATACCCACGTTCAAGGCACTGCCGGAAGCGGAGAAAGACCTGAAGAGGTTCGCCGCCACGCTGACTGACCTTGAGAAAGTTCGTCTCGACAAGGTTGACTCGTCGTTCGAGAAACTCGAAACGTCAGGGCTCGCCCTGTCGCAGTCGCTGCTCACTCCGTTCGCTGGCATCACTTCCGGCATCACGGCAGGTCTGGCTGAGTTCACTTCAGGTATCACGGCGATCGTTCAGCCTATTGGGCAAGTCCTTGAGCCTGTACTTTCAAACCTCGGGGCGTTCGTTCAGAACCTCTTGGCTACGCTCGGCGGAGTCGGGCGAGTCATTGGCGCAGTGTTCGCACCGCTTGGGGAAGTATTCAATGCGCTCGGTGGGGCACTGGACCCGCTTCGCGAAACTTGGGTTTCGTTCAACCAGACTGTCATCGACTCTGTTGTTTCTGCCACTGAGTTCGTGATGTCCTTCACTCCTATTGGGGTGATCGCAGACAACATCGAATCCCTCAAGGGCGCTTTCGATCAGGCTTACTCGGCGTTTGAGCCCGTGATCGCATCGCTGTCCGAAGGGTTCTCTGGGGCCGGTGAAATCGCAAGTCGAATCGCTGTCATTATTCAGACGGCATTCGAGAAACTGCGAGAGTCAATCGCTGGCTCGATTGGCAGGCTCGTGACGATTGTCTATGAAGGCGTCGCAGCCTTCAACGAGTGGACCGGCGTTGCCGCCGTCGTCAGTGCGTTCTCTGATTCGGTTGTTGATTCTTTCAACAGAATCAGGGACGGAATCAAGTCCGCCACGACAAGTGTTGGCGAGTTCATTGGAAACGCAGTCGAGTTCGCCGAGAACTGGCTCGGCATCAAAAGGGATGTCGAGACGCCCATCGAGGCTCAGGTTCAGATCAACACGGAGGAGATCGAGAGCGCATCAGAGACTTCGCAGAAATACTACAAGGAGATTTCGGCCGCTGTAGATCAGGCTTCAAAACTCGGACAGGACGGAGTAGACGCGGCAGTCCAGTATCAGGCGGCACTCCAGGAAATCAACTTACTCGTTCGCGAGGGGACGTACTCGCAGGAAGAGGCTCAGCGTGCAGCCGCGAATGCTCGCGCTGAGTTCGACAAGCAGATTGGCTCTATTCAGGCCAGTCAAGAGGCTTCGCGCAAGGCTGCCGAAGAACGGCAGAAGCAGGCCGAAAAGCAGATCGAGTCTGATCGCCGCGTCGCCGATGCGTTCGTCGAGTCTCAGAAGGGGCAAGACACGAAGGATCGCGAGAAGTCGCTTGAAACAGTCGAGGCGATCACTCGGAGCATCGCGGCAACGGAGGCCGAGATCGCTGCGGCGCGTGAAGCCGGAGACCGGGAGTCGCTGAACGCCGCAACGAGCAGGCTTCAGGTTTTGGAGCAGGCTCAGGCGGCTGCTCAGGAGAAACTCGCGTTCGGGTTCACGACCGCCGAGGCCGACAAGACCATCGAGGACGTTCGTGCGAAACTTGAGAAGGAAATCTCAGCGGCTGACATCGAACTCGCCCCGGATGCTGCAAGGGAGTTCTTCAGCACGATTGACGATCTTGAGCAGCAACTCGACCTGAAACTCATCGACCCGAAGCAGTTCGAGGAGGCTGCCGCAGAGGCCAAGAAACTCTTCGACGAGCAGAAGAAGCAGGCCGAGAAGATCCGCGATCTTCAGATCAAGTACAACGAGCAGGCGATGGAGATTGAGGCCGAGCGTATCGCCGCTTTGGCAAAAATCTCGGATCAGCCCGTGAAGGCGACCGACGTTCGGACGAGCGAGGGTGCGAGCGAAATCCTTCGCATAGCAACCGGACGCGAAGACCCTGCGGTCGCCGAGTACCGCAAGCAGACCCAGAAGTTGGACGAGATCAAGAAAGAAATCGCCAAGATTGGCGGCACAGTGGAGATGGTCTAGCCATGGCAGTCGTCTCGTATCGCGAAGTCATCGGCCGGTCGCTGACTCACAAGTTCGGCGAAAGCCCGTCGGCTGACCGCAAGTACGTTGTCACGCTCGACTCTCCAGAGACGTCGTCGCAGGACATCATCAACGCGATCGGCATCTTTCATATGTCGTCGCACCCTGAGTATCCGTACCTGAGGATGACTACGGCGAGCGTGTCAGAAGGCTCACCGGATGCGTTCCACGCTGAAGTCTCGTATTCTTACGAGACTCCGCCGCAGGGCGAGGACCAAGACCCGAATCCTCTGGCGAGGCCAGATGTCTGGTCGTTCTCGACGAGCGGGGCTGCCGTGCCGTGCTTCTGGTACTTTGATGGCGCTGGCAACTCGAACATGAAGACGCTCGTGAACTCGGCGTATGACTTCTTCGAGGGCGCGACCACGGACGAGGCAGAATGCCGTGCTTCGATCCAGAGCAATCGGTCGTCGTTCCCGCTCGCAATGGCCGTTGCCGTCACGAACACCCTGAACTCATCGTTCTACCTCGGCGCACCGGCTTATTCTTGGAAGTGCGCTGGCATATCGGCGCAGCAGGCGACCGAGGTCGTCAATGATTCAGAGATTCGCTACTGGCAAGTCACGGCGGAACTCGTGTTCAGGCAGTCTGGATGGAGGATGCAACTCCCGGATGTCGGCTATAACTACATCGACGACGGCGTGAAGAAGCGAGCCTATGTCATCGACCCGGACGATGGCACAACTAAACTCGCGTGTGCCAGCCCGGTCGGCCTGACATCGTCTGGCGGGCTGCTAGCACCGAATACAGCACCGAACATCCTCGCTCGGCGAGTTCACCGCGAGATAGACTTCAACTCCTACTTCGGCACTCCGCCGTTCTGAGCCATGGCGTCACTTCAGCCATATCGCCGCGACATCAACGTCACCGCGACGAGCAACGTCACGATGTCCGTGGCGGTGGGCTCGACGACGACCGGGGCGATTGCGATGCGTTCGTATCCGGTGTTTTCCGGCGAGGTCTTGTTCGGCGGCACGAATACATACAAGCCGGATCAGCCGCTACTGAAACTGACCGCGACGACCGCGACGGTCGCGCACAATACGCCCGCGTTCGTTGGCAGCCTCACTGCGGGCGGCTTCACGGCGACCATGACCTACGGGGCTACGTTCGCGCTGTCGCCCCTTGAGTACGACGGCGGATCGCCACGGCGATATAGGTACATCGTGTACAGGACATCGTTTACGCCGCCGGACCAGTGGGCGTCCAGCCTTGCGACTCACCCGAGCGTCATCATGACTGGTGCGATCAACGTGAGCGTCGCCGCTACGTCAACATATTCATACGTCACTATCCGCGACGTGTCCGTAAGGTGATCCTTGGCACAGAAGCAGCCCGGAACTACAGGCGGCGGAGATAGGGTGTCTTTCACCCGATCGTCCGCTGAACGCATCGCGGCTGCGATCCGCTCTGTTGAGCAGGGTGGGCGAGACTCGTCTGGCATCAACCTCGGGCCGAGGCTCTCCGGGGGGCAGCCGTACAAACTTCGCCTTGCGACTTTCACTGGTTCGTGGGCTGTCGGCGACACGAAGGTCGTCACGCTGTTCGGCTCAGCAGAAACCGTGAACGTAAAGAACTGGTGCAACGCATCAACCGGGGAATCGACAACCGAGGGCAGGTACGTCGTCTTTGGGAAAGTCGATGGCACGAACTCGGTCGTCGAGATACAGTCTGGCGTCGCCTCAACGTGCAACATGGTCATCGGGACTCTCGACCTGAGAACGCTCCCGGGATACTCCGCAGGCTCCGTCCAACTCCTCGGGCACTCGGAAGGTGACGAGACATCCTGCGACACGCTGGCTTGGTACAGCATCACTACTTGCTCGACGGCGGCATGACGCTCATCACTTGGGACAACGGGCCGGTATTCAAGAACGGTGCCGTGGGCACCGAGCAGGCGTGCTGCTGCAATCAGCCGCCGCCAGACTGCGATGTAACGTGCCGCCGATGGTGCGAGCAGTCTGGCACGCTTATTGATCCAGAACAGCCGTGCCCGGATGGCTATTCAAAAAGTTTCTTCGGTGAATCGGATGCCTTGTGCGTCAAGTA